TGCTGCGCAGTATCCAAGTCCTGGGCTTCAAGGGCTTGATCAATTTTTAAGATCTCCAGAAGTGTGTTATTCATTAACTTCACTCCTTAAAAGGTAAAAGGGGGCGGTTAACCCCCCTTGGCCACTTAGTTCTCCTCCAGCACCACGAAGGGCGACACGGTATGGCTAGAATCACCGTGCTCCGGCTCCAGCGGGGAGGTCAGCCACGGCTGGCCGTCCGTATTCCATGCTGCCTTGATGACCGACTGATTCTTAAGGAAATGGACGTGTTCAGACAGCTCCAGCTCGAGCGGGCTACCGTCCTTGATGAGATAATAGCTCAGGTCGGCGAGTACGAGGTCGCCAGTATCACCCAGCACCGGGGAGCGCTCATTTAAAAGCACTGGAATGCCCATCAGGGTGCCGGGCGCGCCTTCCCGTGCGTTCGGCTGCCATACCAGGTTGCCCGTCGGATATTCCATCGTCATCAGCTGCGGCAGTGTGGTACGGGAAGCAATCCATACCGGGGTGCCCATAAAACGCGCGTACATATCAACAAGGTCATTTTCGTAGTCGATAACATTGCCCGCATTGCGAGTAATTTCAACAGCAGCGGGATGCCCAACAACCCCGAGTGGCTTGCCGACACCGTCACCCTTGAAAAACCCAACGTCCTCAGCAGCAGCAATCGCCTGACGAAGCACGGTGCGGACGTACTGTCCAGCAGCCTGCGAGTTTTTCAGGAGCTTGTTTGTGATGACGATGTGTCCAGCCACCTCATTGGGCTTGAGCGAAATCTGCCGGAAAGAGGGCTCGGTTTCGGGCTTGTCTCCGCCCTCCTCAATCCACTCTACCGTCACACCGGAATAGACTCCCTTGCTGTTGGCCTGGTCGATGGCGGGTATGGTGACCTCGGAGTCAGGCGGGTCGCCAGCCGGAATCACGTTGGCACGCGGGCGGACAATGGCATCCTGCGGGCCGATGGACAGAATCTCATCCCGGAATTGCTTGGGAACGAGGAATCCACCAGCCTCACCAGTCTGCACCTCCAGTCCACGAATGCTGCCACCGCGAACAACGGCCTGGATAACCTCGCCAAACTCCCGCCAGTCCACATCATCATCATCTTTCTGCATGATGCGGTCGCGGGTTTCGTGCTCAACTTCCAGGTCGCGCTCTTCCTGCTCCTTGGCAATCTGCTCGCTCAGTCGCTCTATCTGTCCCTGCATTTGGTCGAACCGCTTGAGGTCGGCCTCCTCCTCGGCACCAACCAGAATCTCATTCGCCTTGGCCTTCAAGTCTTCACGCTGCTGAATAAGGTCATTAATCTCCATCTTCAGTCCTCCTTATTCTCAAGTTCCAGCATTATCAGTTGCCGTTTGCGTCGCTCAATCTCGAAGTCAAGCTCCTGCCCCTCACTCCCGCTGGAGTCAGAGTCAGTCTCTCGCCCCCGAGCATCGAGGCTTTTCAGTACCTCGATGGACGCTGCTATCATGTCGCGGTCGGAGTCGGTAAGCTCCATACCGCGTTGCGCCCGTGTTACAACTACAGCCAATCCCTCATAGTCGATTCCCGCCTGGGTAAGGGCATCACGAACCCCGACCGAGGTGTCGGGATACGCGGGGAAAGTAACGGGTGATACATCAAAAAGCTTTACTTCGGTGAGGATATACGTTACCTCATCATCTTCGCCGCGCTCGCGCTCCTCGTTGATTATCTGGAAACCTATACTCATCTGGTCCACGTCTCCACGCTCAATCGACGCAACCGCATCTCGCGCCCACTGTGTGTCGGGTGGGTCTATCTCCACATAGAGCCCCTCGTCGTCCTCCTCCAGCGAGAGGGTGCCGGACTTGTTGCGGCCGAGAACGTAGTTGGGATTGTGGTTCCACAGAGCGCGGATGTCGTCACGCTCAATTGATTCACTGAATGCGCCCTGGCGAACCCTCTCTTTCATGCCAAAAAAAAGCGGCTCGGACTCCTTATCGAACACAGCAGCATAGCCCGTTATTTTCGTGTCCTCATCATCCTCAGCAGCACGAAGATCCATCGGCACATATCGTCGCTCTATTTTCTTGTCCATTTGTTATCACTCCAGGGGTTAATCCGGGATTATTTGGCATACACAAAACTGATGAAGCGGAGGATGGCTGATGGGGCGGAAAACATTGATGTTCTCGTTTCCCTCGCGGCCCTCAGCATCCAACTCGTCATCTCTGTCAAGGAAATTCTGCTCAATGCCAACAACTTTACCGTCCATCTCCTGGCAGAACTCGCAGGTGTCACCACCGATGGCAGCCCAACGAAGCTTGGTCACTCCGTAGGCGGCGAAAGCGGTGCGGGCGAAAGCATTGCTGGCTTGCACCGACTCGTTAGCGGCTACTTTCCTTGGCCTGCGCTCTTCCCACTCGTCCATTCGCTCGTCGAGGGCTGCAATAACATCCTCTTCTTCATCCATTGCGGTAGCCACAACATCTTCAATTTGCCCGCGGGAGGAATTGGTGTGGCGGACGGTTAAGGTCTCGGCATACTTGGCGCGAAATTCCTCCAGATCTGCGGGTTCATCCGCGCCGACCTCGTCTGCGGTTGCTTCAGCAATGATTTCTGCCAAGCCTTCAAGCGGGCCGTTCATTTGCCGTTCGATATAGTCGGGGAATTCGTTGTAGAAGTCGGACAGCCACTTCTCCCAGGTGTCCATTGCTCGCTCGCCAAGATGCTTCCGGGCGGCCCGGCGAACGGCCCGCGTCTCGCGCTTCCCTATCCTGTCGGCAGCATCTTCAATAATGCCCTCGTAGGAGTTGGCGATGCGGTGGCGGTTGGACGCGCTGCGGAGTTTGAGGGTGTGGCGGTAGCGGGCCTGCTGCTCTTCCGTCTCTGGCTCTTCCTCCTCAACCATGTCGGCAGGAACCATATTCATGGGCACAAGGTAAATGTCGCCCTGGTCGTCGGGGAGTGGGTTCTGGTTCTCCAGTTGCCGCACATCGTTGGCGGACATCCAGCCCCACTGCCGGGCAGTGGCGTATGCGTTGTATCTACTCTCGATGTCACCCCGCAGCAACCCGTCCACAGAGAACTCAGCAAAGTGTCGCCCCCTATCCGTCGCGCCAAACAGAGAAGTGTTAATCGCCTGCTCCCAGCGGACAAGCCAGGGGCGGATTGTGTGGACAACAAACTCAAGCGACTGCTCTTCAATGTTTGAGTATGTGGCATCTGATAGGTCGGCAATCATGTGAGGCGGGATGTGATATATACGAGCAATCTCCCGCACCTGGAATTCCCGCGTCTCAAGAAATTGGCTGTCTTCCGGAGGAATGCCAACTGACTGGAATTCCATGCCCTCTTCGAGTAGCATGACGCGGTGACTCTTGCTGAGTCCCTGATATTGCTCTAAGCTCTTCCGTAGGCTTGCTTCTGCCTTGTCGCTTAACTGCTCGGGATGCTTTACAAATCCACCAATGTTAGTACCGGAGCCAAAGTAACGCGCTCCAAACTCCTCTGCGGCGAGCCCCACACCGATGGCCTGACGCGCGACGGCAATCGGGGAGATGCCCTCGATACCATTCATGGAGAGGCCGGGAATGTGCAGCACTCGCTCGGCAGGCAGTGCCCGTCGGTTGCCCTCCTCCCAACGATTCTGCGGGTCAACGTTGACTTCGTAGAACTTCTCGCCGTTGCGTTCGCTGATATAAGGCTTCACCCGCGCCGGGTGCATCGGCCACAACGCCTTAACCCTGCCGCCACCGTCAAACTGCTTCTCGGCGTAGGCGTTGCCCCACAGTCCGAGGTGTGCCATCGCACCCTCGCGCCATCCGAACGAGGTGGTGTGCGGATTGGGTTTGGTGTGCAGCAGATGGTAAAGGTAGTGTTCATTGTCGGCATATTTGGCATCGCCGTCTCGCTCGTACACCTTGAGGGGCAGGGAAGCCACAGTCTCGGCCAGCACCCGCACGCATGCGTACACGGCAGAGTACTTCATGGCCTCCTCCTCGGAGACATTCTTGCCCGCGTGCGTCTCCGCACCACCAATAAGAGCCTCAATCAACCAGTCCCCCGGCTCCCTAAGGTTGGATCTCTGTTGTAGTAACTTTGCAATAAAACCCATTACGTCTCACGCCCTAACAGCAGCCCGATGTATCCGATAGCTGCTCCCGTAAATAGCCAGCTGATTGGAGGGTAAATCTGGTATAAACCGAAAGAGAATGCAGCGAAGCCAAGGAAAACGAGGAGGTCACTCAAAGGGGAGAATTTTAGAATACCAGCACCCCCCTTTCTTCATAGACTGAGGGTTTGTCGCCGTGTCGTATCGCTCTGTCTACCGCCATGATAAGCGCCACTACACCGTCGATGCGTTCTTTGCTCTTCTGTTTGTCAGGTTTGATGTTCTCACTAGGGTCAGTCTTTGCCACTGTGTTATCCACCATCCACCGCAACACCGGGTGTCCGAAGTGGCACATTGTCTTCTCCAGCACCATCTTCTCGACTTCCTTCATTGGCTCAGACAAGGAAGCAAAGCCCTGCCCAATCGGAACCATCGTGATTCCCGCGTCGTCCATGTTTTGCGACAGTTGCACCGCGCCCCACCTGTCATGCGCCACTTCCTTGACGTTGTATCTTTTTGAGTCCTCAAGTATGAGGTTCTCGATCGCGCCATAGTGCACAACATTCCCGTCCGTCGAGCGCACGAAGCCCTGCTCTATCCATGAAGGATACGGCACATTGTCCTGCTGCGCCCGCTCGCCGGCAGTGTCACCGGGAATGAAGAATTCGGGAATGACAATATAGTGGTCGTCGCGGGGAAAGATTTTCACGTAGGCGGTGGTGTCAATTTTGGAAGAGAGGTCAAGGCCTGCGTAGCACAGCTCGCCTTCGAGCTCCTTTTTCACCTGCTCCAGCTCGCTAAGCTCATAGCCTGCCGACTCATCCCAGTGCTGCATGTCCATCCAGCGAGTCTCAGCCTTCGTCCAGATATTCAACCGCTTGCAGATAATCCGGTTTCGCTGGGCAGTCATCCGCTTCGCCTTGTTGATTCGCTGCCGGATATTGTCTACCTTCACCGATACGTTAAGGTTGGGGTTGGACTTAACCCAAGTGCTTTCGTCAGTCCAATCATCATCTTCATCGAGTTCGGCAATGTAGGCAAATTGAGCATCATCGGTGAAGTCAGGCTTGGCGGGGTCGAGGAGGTCGATGCAGTAGTTGCGGTACTGGTAGCAGAAGGACTCCTGATTGAATCCTGCCGTCGTTATCGCCACCATCAACGGTTGACGCCTTGCACCCATGCCGTCCTCCAGCACATCCCATATCCCCGAGTCTGGGTGAGCGTGTACCTCGTCAACGAGTCCCATGTGTGGGTTCTTGCCGTCAAGAGTGTCGTAGTCACTGGATAACGGCTCGAACTTGCTGAAGCTTGCCTCATCCACGATGCTATTGCGGAAGGCGCGGAGGTCGTTCTCGTGGTCGATGTGCTTTGACTGGATTACCATCCTCTTGGCGGGAGCGAAGATTTCATTTGCCTGGTCGCGGGTAGTGGCTGCGGAGTAGATCTCGGCCCCGGGCTCATCATCATACCGTAAGCCGTAGATTCCAATGGGAGCCATGAGGGTTGTCTTACCGTTCTTGCGAGCAACCTGGATATATCCCAACCGATAGCGCCGTAACCCATCCTCCCGCTTCCAACCAAAGAGGGAACCGACAACGAACTCCTGCCACGGCTCAAGCTCAATAGGCTTACCTGCCCACTCACCTCGAACATGGGGGACTAACTTGTAGAACGTGATGATGCGGTTCGCGGCCCGTTCATCGAAATAAATGTCATCCCGCTTCAGGTCGTCTAGATGTCTCTGGCACGCCCACACAACCTTCTCGCCTGCAACAACCTCACCGCTAACAACCGCCTCGGCATAGTCAGTTACGGGATGCGCCATCAAGGATCTCCTCCGCCGTCAGCTTCTTATTGCCAACATCAACACCAATGCCATTGCGGGAGGAGGGGTCAAGCCCAAAGCGATTAGCATACTGAGCAAGAAGCTTCTTCTCGTCCCGCGCTATCGTAACCTCGGGCCGCGTCTGCATATGTCCGTTGGGGGTCTCGAAGTACATACCGTTCTCCATGATGGCCTTCTCTGCCCTAATTACTCGGGCGAAGGTTTGGCAGTAGATTGTGTACATGGAAAGGTCAACTTCAGTGAGGAGTCCAATCTCCACCAGGCGGGGAGCGCTGCGTTCCCACTCTTTCTTCGCGTAGTAGTCTAGCCAATGGGGAGGGGAGGGGACTTCATCTAGGGGGTCTGGCTCTGGCTCGTTTTCCTTGATGCGGTCTGCTCGGTCTGTGCCGTGGAGAAGGTGTAATTTGGTGGGTTTTCTGGGTCGTCCCATTCGAGAACCCCCTTTCGATAATTTTGGCATGGTGTGAGAAAGCCTGACCGCGCGTTCTAGTTCCCTCCACTTTACCGTGATATAACCCCCCTATCCCCCACCCATGCTCCACTCTACCACCATATACATCATAATTGTGGGCACCACGCTCCACCGGGCACGCGGCACCCACACACTCATCTGCGCAACATTCCCAGCAGCAGACCCGCCACCAGAAACAACATCATCGGTAACGTCACATATATAGTCAACAGCCAACCCAACTCAGCAATTGCTTCACCCATCACTTTTCCCCCAAGTCTCCTTCGCAGTCTTTACCCCGTGGTGATAACCGCAAAGAGGCTGCCAGTTGTTCCTATCCCAAAACAGCTCCATGTCTCCACGATGCGGGGTGATGTGGTCCACTACAGTTGCCGCAGTTGTCTTGCCTTCTTCCAGGCACTGGACGCAAAGTGGGTTCCGCTTCAGAAAGTGGGCGCGGGCTTTCCTCCAACGATAGCCATAACCTTGCCTGCTCGGAGAATCCCTTTCCCTATTCTGCTGCTTGTAGTGCTCCTTCTTGTGCTCCGGGCAGAATCGCTC